GGCCTGGCTAGCGCAGCGCATCCATTCTTTGACGTCGCGCTCACCTATACGCGTAGGCGCGTAAATGCCAAGCACGCGCGCATGGTATGTGCGCGGGATGAGCACGGGCCGCATGTAGGCGCAGTACCATCGTACCTCATAAGAGGTCGCAGGCCGTGCATCGCGCACACGCATCCTGCAGTCGTAGGCCACAGTGACGCGTTTGAGAAGCACGCCCAGTGCATCAGGAAACATGTTGTTTGCGACACCGTTTGCGAGCATTGCCGCAGCATCAGGCGGCACAGTCCTAGTCTTGATTGCGCCGTCGTAGAAGAGGGTTTCGAGTGCGGCGGGCAACATGCCCAACGCAGGGATGGAGCCATCAAGTGAGGCAGGCCCAATATTGGTGTGTGCGTAGGCAGCCTCCTTACACGCGCGCCTGTGTATAAGCGCACTAGCGAGCGTATCTTTGTCAGATAACCACTCAAGGAAGCTATTGCTGTGCACGTATGGCCGGGTCTCAGAATGGGTGAGTGGGGCACAAGTCAGTACCCACAGGCCACCAGGCTCACATATGTCACAGAGCCCGTGTTGCCCCCCGATGTGCACAAGGTATTCATCGGGGCACAGCGGGGCTCTCGCACGGCCTAGGCTGTGCACATAGGCAGCACGGGCGGCACGGGTTCGGCCCTCGCCGTTCATGCAATACCACATCGTGGATGCACCATGTAGGAACAGCGCAACGCGCTGGTTACTAGTGTTGACCGGCAGTCCCGCTTCAACCTGGTTCGGGTTGCTAAAATAGACGGCGTGCCCAGGCGTGTGGGCGGTCTGCACGGCACGGTAAAAATCAGGAAAATTGGCCGTAATGTGGGCTGTGTGCCCAGCACGGTCAGCAGCGGGATCTAGGATACGTGGAGCGCGGCGGCCCAGCCAGCGGGCAGGGATGGCATCAGAATCAGGCGCATTCATGGTCGGTGCATACTCGGCACCGATCCAAGTCTGAACCATGACACGGACATTAGCAAGCGCATTCCAAGTGACAGCCTCACACTGGGGAAGGACGACAACCCAAGCGTGGTTAGCT